CTCGGTGAAAATGCATACTAAACCGAGCGCCTGCTTTTTGGAAAACCATAAGTTTCCCACAATATTTGTCATTAGTTGCCCAGATTAATTCGTAACCCCATCCTTTTTCTACAACGCCATTTAATCGAGTAGTTTCACTTTCCATTAATATAATCCTCTATATTTGTCCAATTCATATCTATTACAGAATTTAATTTATCTATATTAGCACATGTATAACTTTGGTATTGTGACTTTAAATTTTCTGGCATTGGGATATATTCAATATCACCGCCGTGCTTGTTAACAATAGATTGTGCTACTGTTTCAAAACTTACAGGACGTCCTGTGCCTACATTGTAAATGTCTGTAGCATCTACATTTAACATTAGTTCGTGTACTTTACATATGTCTTCTACACATACAAAATCTCTAAGATAGTTATTACTATCTTCAAATAATTTAATTACACCGTTGTCTTTAGCTTGATATGCAAATTTAGTATAAGGACTTGCTTGATCACCTTTGTGTTCTTCACCTTCTCCGTACACATTAAAGTAACGGAAGCCTTGAACTAAGATACCGAATTCGTCCTTGTATTGTGTAATATATCTATCAAACAAATATTTTGACCATGCATACGGCGACTGCGGTAATAAAGGACCATCTTCAGTAAAATGTGTAGTAGGTCCGTATACACTTGCACTAGATGCATATTGTAAATTAGTACCAAAGTTTTCACACACTTGTGCAAGCCTAATACTAAATTCAAAATTTTGTTCTAGTATTTGATTTACATCAGTAAAAGTAGTTGAACTAATTGCACCTAAATGTATACACCAATCATAGTCTTCTGTACTAGGAATGATACCAGGTTGCCATTCCCATCCTTCTACATCATGTCCTTGACGCTGCAAATACATTGCTAGATTTCTTCCAATAAATCCTTTATATCCAGTTATTAATATTCTCATTTGCTATTCTCTATAATTTGTGTTGTTGAGTATCCGTCTACTGTAGGTATAATATGCACATCAGTTAAATCATGTCCTACAACAGTTTCAACAGTATAATCTCCGCCTTTTACAATTAAGTTAGGCTGTATATGTTTAATTAACTCATAAGGAGTATCTTGTTCAAAAACGTGAACTTCATCTACCCAAGGTAGTATAGATATCTGTTCAACACGTTTTTCTATATTGTTTATTGGCCGGGCGTTGCCTTTTAGGCGCTTTACGCTTGCATCTGAATTAAGCCCAACTACAAGTTTGTCGCCTAAACTACGTGCTTCTTTTAATAAATTAAAATGTCCTGTGTGCATAATATCAAACACACCGTTTGTAAAGATTACACGTTCTTCAATATCACTGTGTGTAAGTATATGTGTACCTACGTGCTGTACTGCACGTCTAGATCCTTTAATAGCAAGTTCTAAACATTGCGTATAATCATAATTCTTAGTTAAACCGTATACAAATGCAGCTAAGAAACAATCACCTGCACCGGTAACATCTGATACTTCTACTTGTGCAACAGGCAGATTATACTCAACACCATCTATACTAGCAAGTACATTATCACCAGCATTAGTAGTAATAATATTTCCTTGCCACTGACAAAACCCAAACTTAGTAAATTCACTGTTATTAGGTTTTACTAACCATGCGTCTTTATATTGAGTTGCATGTTCTTTAGGATCTACAATAATCTTACAATCAAACTTATTAACATGTTCAATAATTCTTAGAGAATCGTCTAGTACACCTTTGTTATAATCACTCAATATTACATAATCGTATTGTGAAAAGTCACTACGTAATACATTTCTTAGCACAGCAGAACCGTCTGCATCTTTGTCATTGTCTATACGTGTAATATAATGTCCGTCACATATAATGCGTGTTTTTATACTGTGTGGCTGATTTGTTTCAAATAATGTAACATTAACGCCTAGACTTTTAAGATTCTCATATACAAGTCCTGCACCACCGAGTGTTTCAACTTCACGTTTATATGTTACAACAGGAACAGGAGCCTCAGGACTAATACGTGAACTAGTACCGTAAATATATTTGTCGATGATTATGTCACCAAGAACTAAGACTTTCATAACTTTATTATACTTTCTTTTGAGCTATTTGTCAAGGAGATTTATAGTTTGAAATACAGTTTCTAGTTTATTTAAATTAACTCTACTTTGTAAAGTATTACGTAGTCCATGATGTAACGGTTTTGGCCACTTAGTAAAACTACACCAAGCATAACCGTCGTGTTCGTTATTAAGGATAGGAATAAATTCACAATGTATTACACAAAGATAAGTATGGAAATAAAATTTACTATCTGCACTTAAAAAACTTTCTAAAGGAAGTGTTTTTTTGATATCTGGCAAAAATCCTATTTCTTCTTCAATTTCTCGTTTAAGTCCTTCGAATGGAGTTTCAGCAGCTTCGTTAGTGCCTCCGACTAGTCCCCACATGTTATTACGTTTGCCGTTAGCTCTATGCAGGAAAAGAAATCTATTAGTATCTAATGTGTAAAATAATGCTCCACTACATGTAATCATATCTGTCATACATATAGTTAGCCAGTTAAGTCAATCCTCCATGTACCAACTGGATAATCACCATCTACTGACTTTAACCATTCATCATCTTTATATCTATATTGTGTACTAGTATTAAGATTTGTAGTATATACTGTTTCTGTAGATTTACTAGCGTCAAATACAATTGACCAATTGTTGCCGTCCCATTCTATAATGTCGTTTGCACTAGCAAAAAATCCTGTGCTATCACTATTTTTCCATGCTGCTGGATATTCTGTTGCATCTGGGCTACTTAAATCGTCTAATAGTAATAAGCGTAAGCCAGGTGTTTTAATAGATGTAGGATTGTAATTTAACGGATTAATAATATAATCAATACTAGTTCTACCAGCAATAATAGTGTCTGACGGGAAACTATCATCATCCCAATTTACGTTAATTATAGTTTCATCAAACGGATTAAGGGTAAATGTGCCAGTTGCTGTACTATCATTATCAATACTTCTAAAGAATACTCTAGCTACATCCGCAGCATATGTTCCTGGAAGTGCTATAAATATTTCTCTCCAGTTTTTAACTCCAACGGCTCCATTTGATACTAATCTTACAGTATCTCCGTCTACGTATGCACCAAATGTATTAAAGTTTACGTTAGCTGTCTCTTTTGAAATATCAGTATTTGCTTTACGACCAAATCCAGTTTCTACTGTACCAGGCTTAGCAAAGTCATCGTATTGATTTAGTTGCGGAGAACTTATACCAGAATCGATATCGCCTCTAGACTCATCAAACATTGAAGTAATAATATTTGTAATAACACCCATCTTTTTAACTTTAGTGGGAGGACTAATATATATAGGAATGGTAAATGTAAGAGTTGCAATATCAATTTCACTATCAACACCTACAGGAATACTTCGATTAGACCATGTTACATTTTCTAAATTTACAACAGTTATACTAGTCCAGTCGATAAAGTTATCAGTAGTTTGCATTTCTAAACTAGGATTAAATAATACTAGTATTTGCTCTAGTAGTTGTAGTTTTTGATCAGTATTACTTGCCCAAATATCTGCATTTAATCGCATCATATAAGGAGTTGGAATTAATCTTTCAACTGTATAGTTTTTGCCTTGGTAGTTAAGATATTCTTTGTTTTCTGTATCATATGCACGTTCTCTTATATTTGTTTTGCGTGTATAAGTAGCATCAGCTAAACGATCTTTATCAAGTTCTAATCCAGTTAGGTATACAGCTATTCTAGGAACAGTTGGAAGTTTGTTTTCACTATTTTCTCTAATAATACTTGCTACTTGCCTAGTTAAATCTCCGTATGTTACTGGTACGTCTTTAATTGTACCCTTACCATCTTTTACTGGAAAGTTACTTAGTATACGCATCATTTGCGTAGTGTATCTTCTTATTTGGCCGTCGTAAAAATGTAACATTAATTATCCGCCGTTGGTTTTTTTGGCCTAAGCGCCTTTGATAGACTTTGTCTTTCTTTAACTTGTTCGCCGTCTATATTATTTGTTGCAGTATTGTTAATAAACGAGGACTTGTAAGTTCTGCGTTCTAGTGTATTGCTTAGATCCATTCTTAAATTGTCTTCTATCTTTATCCAACGTAAGCCGTCAAATTTAAACATTCTATTTGGAAAAAAATCTGTACGCAAAAAATAATCTCCGTCTGCATTATCTCTAGGAAATTGTATACCAAAGCCAAATGGAGAACCATTTGGCGCATTGCCATCGCCGTAGTTAACAAGGTATCCTGAATATCCTGCTCTATCAGGCCTATCTGCTATTTCATCTGCATTAATATTAATATTACTTGCATCTAAGTCAGTTTCATCTGCTGTTTGTAATGCAATATTGCCGTTATCGTCGGTTGCTATAGAATAATAATGACTAGTGTCAAAACCACTCTTAGGAGCGTCTGCTTCTGCTTGTGCAACTACTGCACTATTAATTTGCATTTCTTTTTCATAGGTAGATAATACATCTCTTAGTGTTGTATTAGAATCTTCTGATACAGGAAGATCAAGTATTTCTGCATATTCTTGACCATCATAAATTTGTTTTAATTTTAGTCTATATAAATGTGGATACCATGTTTGACTAAATCCTTCTGCGGCTCTGTTTACATCCTCTACAACATAAAACCGTTTAAGTGAAACATCGTAATCATTTAATGCATATTCGTCTTTTAAATGCGGCAATTCAATTACATCGCCACTCATAATCTTTCTGCCTAATGTCTTTACACTGCTATTAATTGGTATAGTCATAAACAATGTATCATTACTTAAAAATAATCCAAATTGTGATAGATCAAAATCAATATCTTGTACATTATAAATGCCGCGCATTGTATAAACATCAGGATCGTATTTTCTATCTCTATTTTCTAAGAATAACAAATCTTGTATATTTGTTTCTTTTACAGCATCGTACTCGGGTTGTACAGCACTACGGTCATCTTCACTAGGTGCATCAGTACCTAAGTATTTGTGTATGTTAATATCGGTGCCGCCAATGGTAAACATTTCTTGGATTTGCTTATCCAAAAAGTAATAGTCATTGCCGCGTTCGGGTTTATATAATGATAGTCTTGGCATATACATATTTATCGCCAACGATAAATACTATTGGAGAAACTCATATGGCAGATTTAGCAACACAAAAACAAGAAGTATTTGATTATGTTAATACTTTCCTCGGCGGAGGAATGGTAGACGTTGAATTAGATCCTATTCATTATCAAACTGCATTAACTAAAGCATTAACAAAATTCAGACAGCGCAGTGATAATAGTGTTGAAGAATCGTATATGTTTTTAACAACAGTAGTAGATCAAAACGAATACGTACTACCAAATGAAGTAATTGAAGTGCGTAAACTATTCCGCAGGAGTATTGGTTCAAGAACCGGCGGTGGAGACGGCGGTAGTATGTTTGAACCGTTCAATTTAGCTTACACAAATACATATCTATTGTCTAGTAGTAAAATGGGTGGATTAGCAACATACGATTTATTTTCACAACATCAAGAACTAGTAGGTAGAATGTTTGGTTCATTTATTGAATTTAAATGGAATACTACAACTAAAAAATTAACACTATTACAACGTCCAAGAGCCGAAGAAGAATTGTTACTATATGTTTACAATTATCGTCCTGATGCAGAATTACTTAGCGATTATCTAGCTGTGCAATGGATTAAAGATTATACATTAGCAGCCTGTAAATATATGCTAGGAGAAGCACGTAGTAAGTTTGCTACTGTTGCAGGACCACAAGGCGGCTCAACACTTAATGGTGATGCACTAAAAGCCGAAGCGCAAGCTGAAATGGAAAAATTAGAATCTGAACTATCACTGCAAGTAGGCGGCGGTGTTGGTTACGGTTTTTTAATTGGCTAAAAACACTTGACAATATATTAAATTTTTGTTATAATATAAATTATATTATGTGGAGATTTTATGTTACCTAAATTATTAGTTATTGGTCATGGCAGGCATGGCAAAGACACAGTCTGTGAAATACTAGAAAAGAATTACGGTTACAGTTTTGAGAGCAGTAGTCGATTTTGTTCAAAACTTTTTATCTTTGATATGCTGAAAGACAAATACAAATACAAAGATGAAGAAGAATGTTATGCAGACAGACATCATCATCGTAAAGAATGGTATGATGCTATTTGCGATTATAATGAAAGAGATGCAGCAACGTTAGGTAGAGAAATATTCAAAGAACACGATATATATTGCGGACTGCGTAACAAACGTGAATTCTTTGCTATGAAAAATACTAATGTTTTTGATTATGCAATTTGGGTTGATAGATCAGATCATTTACCGCCTGAATCAAAAGATTCAATGAGCTTAGAACAATGGATGGCTGATTTTACTATTGATAATAATAGAGATTTAGATCAATTAATGTTCAATACATATCAGTTAATAGAACATCTAAAAGTCCGGAGTTAAATCTCCTTGCTTCCAACGTATACCTTCTTTTTGCACAATACGTTGACAATTAGCGCATATAGTTTTTAAATTATTTGGTCTGCAATTTTCTAAATTACTGTCAACATGAAATACATTGAATTGTTCTGAATGCTTAGATTTAAATCCGCATTTTTCACATACATTTTTTTTAACATATCCTCGCTGTTCCCATAAAGGAATACCGTGTCCTGCACCGTTGCGTAAACATTGTTCGCACTTTTTACGGTAGTATGTTTTGCCATCTTTCTTGTAATTAATAGCAGCCGGTCTTTTACCGCATACACATAAAGGTCTCATACTGTATTTAGCTCACCTTTTTGGTACCTTTTTTAGGTGTGTATTGCAGGTGTTTTATTAATTAAATGGTAAATATACATATAGAACAACTAGTCATCCAAATAGGAGAAATAACATGGCATTAGTATCACCAGGCGTAGAAGTCAGTGTAATTGACGAATCATTCTACACCCCAGCAGCTGGCGGCACAGTACCTATGATTTTTGTAGCAACTGCTAGTAATAAACTTTCAAGCAGTGGCACAGGAACAGCATCAGGTACAACAAAGGCAAACGCTGGTAAACCTTACTTAATCACCAGTCAGCGAGAGCTTGGTGAAACATTTGGCGATCCACTATTTTATAGTGACGCTTCGGGCAATATGATTCACGGCGGAGAGCTTAACGAATACGGATTACAAGCTGCTTATTCATCATTAGGCGTTTCAAATCGTGCATATGTAGTTAGAGCAGATATTGACTTAGCTGAATTAGAAGCAAGTGCAACAGCCCCAGGTGGCGCACCAGCAGACGGTGCATGGTGGTTAGACACGCTTGCAAGTGAATTTGGTATTTTAGAATGGAACGGCGCCGCAATTACAACTGTA